CTGATTTATTCCCAGACAACTTTGGACCTGCTGCTTTGTCTGAAGCATTCATGGTTGTTAATGATACAATCTACCTGGTAGGTGGAGTTGATAACGCTGCAATTGGTGGCGACGATCTCTTCATCACTGCTCGTATTCGCTGCCGTGTCGTCAAACTTGGAACCAAGGACTGGATGGCAATCGCTATTCAATCAACAGCCTCTGATAACTGAGGTGTTTAACCTGGTCAAGATTGAGGGAACGCTAGATGAGCTCAGAGAACTACTTGGTAGTGCTGAGCGTAGTGTTAGGGCTGTTCGGGACACAGTGGCGAAAGGCAAAAAGGTGGCTACAAAAACGAAGCGTAAGCTTAGCAGTTGGCAACGATACCTTAAGTCTCCAAGTAACCACATCAAGTTCAAATCCGGACCAAAGAAAGGACGACTCGATCTCGCAAGAATGTCCAAAGCCTTCAAGCGAGCAAACAAAAAGTAAAAAGTGGTAATATGGTAACAGAACTTCCCGATCTAACAACACCAAAGAAAAAAGGTGGTAAGAAGTGAGTATGAATAGAAGACTTGCAGCAATGCATCCATCTCTTACCGTCACATATGCTGGTGGTACTAACTGGACACCTACTCCTAGTACCCCTCAAACTGGTTGGTCGCAACTTAGTTCGAACACAGGATGGTTTCATGAAACTCAGATTGATTTATCTGGATATGCGATGGAATCATTGACCTTCTTTCCTTCAGCAGTTGGTGTTCAAGATCCTGGCGTTTACCGCATGTTACCAGGGGCGGCATCAACAACCTCCTCACTGTATGTTCTTGATTTAATTACATCAACTCCAATCAATGTTGACGATATCATGCTTACTGATCTCCTTGGAAATATGCAAGGACCAGGTATGTTTGGGTCAGATGAAACCTTCGAGACAATTCTTTACGGATTGTTTCGAGTTTTTGCAGAAAACAACACCATCAAGATTCCAAACTTCCAACAACTTCAGAGATCACAACGATTCGAATCGGGAGAACCTACAGCTGCAGATAAATTGTATTGCTATCGAATCGTTCAAATTAGTGCAACTGGTCCATTGGACGCTGGATTATCTTACATCGTCGTTCCTGCAGCTCGACAACTCATTGCTGGAAGAATCACAGAAGAATCTGAACTGGTTTACATGCAACGCCTGAAGCGCTCTTACGAATTAGCGAATCAGGTGAGACAATGATTGTGCAGTCAACTCAATTACCGACTTTGTTTCCGTCGTACGACGAAAGAGCAAGTCAACCAATCTCAGCAATCGATGTTCAATCTGTTGATATCATCGAGAATAAAGACTTCGAAGGTCATGGCAAAGGTGGAACAAACTACTGGATCAATGAAGACCCAAGACCAACTAAAGAAGAAGCACTCGAAAAACTTGAAGACTTCAATCTCTTTGTTGATATTGTAGACTATCTTGTACCTGAAGAAGTATCCAACAACATCCCCTATTGGATTAGAGGTCCTTTTGGATGGGCTCCTGAAGTAGCAGAGATTCTAGTGGAAATAGATCCACTTGATAGAATTCAGGATTAACCCATTCCATGAGGGTTCTGTTCGAACTCATCTTGTAGTTCATCATTCGAAGGACGAGAGTCATCATCAGCAGCATCCATTTCGATTTGACCATACATCTCTTCACCCATCATCTTCCAACAATAGTATAGTTTGTGAAACAGATGGTCTAATTCCATTGCAGTGAATTCATGATAATTGACATGGTCAAACCAGTAATCATTCATTACTGACTTCTGGATCGTAAACCATCCATTGAAATTGTTTCGAATTGGGGATTCTGTCAACATCTTAAATTCTTCAGTGGGAGGTTCGTTGTAATCTTTCATTCGAAATCACTCAACCTTGTTTGTCCTGTTCGGTTTTCATAATCTCGAATAGATTTCTCAACATAAGGAACACAAATCATACAGATCGCATGGAATCCCGAATCATCACGCTTAGGAAAAAACTTGAAAGTTTCTTTTATGTATCCAAGTTGTTGGCAACAATAGCACATAATCATTCAGATTCCTCCTGAAGCTGTGTGAGAATGCGTTGTTTCATTGCCATAGTCATAACTGCGTCATAGCCAAGCATCTCAATGCACGATGAGATTACTTGACTTATCTTTGCACCTCCGTCTTTGCACTTCTTTAGGACAGCATCAGCCCCATTGCTCACGGTAATCGAATATTGATTCGCCATATCTAACCCTAAATAATAATGTTATTTAGTATCTCCGAAAAAATTCCTGCGGAACAGAATAATATAGGGGGTACTTACCCATAGGGTTGGAGGTCGGGAGGTGGTGGTGCGAAGATTTGCTCGCTACGCTCGCCAAGATAGGCTGGGTTTACTTTATACACCGTCTGCCTCACCGTTTCAGTATGGCGACCGCAAAAACAGGCTCCTTCTACTTAACCGAAACGATCACACTTCCCGCTGCAAGCGCAAGTGGAACACGAATACAAGGCTCATTGGACTTGGGCGCCTACGTCAACGTAGCAACTGGACAAGCCATTGCTGTTGAATCAGTAGATCTAGTTTACCAGTGTGGTGCAGATTTCGCAACTTCAGTGAAGGGCTTTGTAACTCAAGACGGAGCAGTGACTGCACAAGTTACTGATCTAAACCCAGGTACTGGTTTTGTTCGAGCTGACAATCAATCTCTTATTGCTTCAGGCTGTGTCAACATCGACTTTGGAAACAACGTCGCATCACATGTCACTGATTTATTCCCAGACAACTTTGGACCTGCTGCTTTGTCTGAAGCATTCATGGTTGTTAATGATACAATCTACCTGGTAGGTGGAGTTGATAACGCTG